CGCGACCCGTTACGACCGCTGCCCAACCGTCTTCTTCGCCGCCATCGCCCTCGCCGCCACCGTCATCTTCTGGCTGTGATCAACGAGTCCTGACCCTAACGAGCCGGGCTTCCGGCACGTAGAAACGCGGCAGCAGCAGCAACTGATCGCCGAGTTCGGCCGCCAGCACCAGCGCCGACAAGTCGTCAACGTTGGACAGGTCGCCGCCGATGTTGCTCGACAGGCCGTGGAAGGCCGCGACCGTCAGTTCCTTGTCGGCGCACAGGTTCCACTGCGCCATGTTCAGCCACGCCGACGCCGCACCCAGCCAGATGTTCAGATGCTTGGTCTTGAACTCGCCCTCGGCCGTCGGGCTGGCGCGCGCCTCGATCGCCCGTTTCGCCACCTCGTCGCGCAGCGGGCGCGACGCCGTCATGAGCGGGTTGGCCTTGATCCACTTGGTGCCGTCGAACGGGTTGTCGCCTTCGGCCCGGTCGTCGCCGTAGTCCTCCGCCCGATCGAGCGTGAACACGATGGCGAACATATGCTCGGCCACCACCGACCGTTCCAGCACCTTTATCGCCAGCGACCGCTGCTCGTAGCAGACGCCGTGCAGATTGAAGCCCGCCGTGGTGATGATCCACATGAGCGGGTTGCGGCGCGCGCCGAAGGCCGAGTTCATCACGTCGAACAGCCCGCGGTCGGAGTGAGCGTGCAGCTCGTCCATCGTGACCAGGTGGGGGTTGTGCCCGTCCTGGCTCTTAGCCTTGGAGTGCATCGGCTGGAGGTAGCCGCCGTTTTCCTCGCAGGTGATCGACTTGGCCCAGGGGATCAGGCCGAACGCCTGCTGTAGGGCGGGCGTCTTCTCCACCATGCGCTTGGCGGGGTGGAACACCTTCTTCGCCTGATCGAACGTTGTGGCTGCGGTCAGCACCTGGGGGCCGGGCTCCTGCTCGCAAGCGAGGCAGTAGAGCGACACCAGCGCCGTCTTGGTCGACTTGGCGTTCTTGCGGGCCACCTCCTCGTAGACCGACGTGAACCGCCGGCCGCCCGTGTCCCGCCGCCGCCAGCCGAACACCATGGTCAGGATAAAGACCTGGAACGGCTCCAGCGTGATCGTCGGCGTGTCCCAGACGCCCTCGACGTGGGGCAGCTTCTCCGCGAAGTCGCAGACGTCATTCGCGTGCCAGGGGTCGAAGACGTAGCCCCAGCTCCTGTCCTTCGCGCGCTTCAGGTCGTCGAGGTGGCGCTGGGCCGCGAGGCGGACCCACTTGCAGTGCCGCACCTGCCGGCGATCCGCGGCGGCCGCCTTAGCATAGGCGGTGGCGACGGCGACGTAGTCCCTAGCGTGCCCGGTGTCCGTTGCGGGCGAACGGGTTGCCCGACGTGCCGCCATTGGCGTCTCCCCCGCCACCGACGCGGCTCTTGGGTCCGGCGATGCGGAGCAATTCCTCGTGCTGGCGCAGCACGGTCAGGTAGGCGGCGGGGGGTGGGTCGCCGCCCGCGTTGAACGCCTGACGCACCAGCGCCTCAAGCGAGCAGTACCGGGCGAACAGCGCGCTATCGACCTCGCTGACGCCCGACGACATGACCCGGCCCAGCTGCTCCTGCCACACCTCGATCGCCTGGGCCGTCAGATAGTCCGGCATGATGGGCGGGTCGCCCGGCACCGCGAGTTCGACCTTGCCCGCGTCGCGGAATGGGCGCAGCGTGCCGCGCGCTGCCTTCTCGGTCGGCGTCTCCGCCTTGGGCCCGCGCCGCATAGCGCCTCCGAAATTTATCTCGGCCCGGAAATTTAATTCGGGCGAGCGAAAAAAGACTTCGGATGACGGTCCTATGGCCGACCGCCCCCGACTTTTGCCCCCCCCCTACCCCCTCCGGTGCCTGCGCACGCCGCGCCGCGACTCCTCGCCCGTCTTGCCCTTGTGGCAGCGGCCGCACAGGCCCTGGTAGTTCGACCGCTCATCCGTGCCGCCCTCGGCCTTGGGCACGATGTGGTCAGCGACCTCAGTGGCGGTGATGCGCCCCAAGTCAGCGCAGGCGCGGCACAGCGGCTCCTCTCGCAGCACCTGAGCGCGCATGGCGTCATGCTTGCGGCCGTAGCCCCGCTGCTGACGCGTGCCGCGCGCGCGGGGCGTGCTGGACCAGGGGGCGCGGGGCTTGGCTGGGCGCAATGACGGGGGACGGGTGGGCATGGTACGGCGTTCCCCAGCTTTCCCGGCATGATGCGCCACCCCGGTCGGGCTTGCGCGATGGAGCGAGCATGGGGCTTCGCACCCGCCGCCGTGGTCGGGTGTCAGGTCACCGGGGTGGATACTGCATTGCGCCGCACACCGGCAGGATCGCCCGGCCGGGTGGAGGGAGGCGGTCGAAACCGTAGCGCTAGCCCCTCGCGAACCGCTCATGCGGTGGTGCCCGTGATGGGCTTCGACGCTTCGCGTACCACATCCGTTCCGATTAGGTAAGAGGCAATCGTCAGCGTGAAGCCATTGCCGATGCGAACGCGCGGCCCACCCGCACCCTCGCCTTCCACGATGCCGGTCAAGCCGGCGAGCGCGCCCTGACCGAACCGCAACTCGGTGCCCACGGCCAGCCGCCCGCGCCGCAGCGTCTTGAGGTGCGACACGCGGAATCGCTCCTCCGCCGCCCGAAGTGCGGTCAGGGCGGTATCGGCCACGAGCGGGATGCGCTCGCCGTCGCGCAGAATGCGATAGCGCGGGTGGGGGCTGGTCATCGCGGCCCGGTCCGCCAGCAGCGCCGACAACCGCGAGGCGCGCGCGAACACGAACCCCGGCGCGATCGCCAAGGGCAGCGTTACCACCTCCTTCCGCTTGCGCCCGCGACCCATGCGGCGCTCGACGCGCTGCGGCGCCCAGCATTCGATGCCCGCAGCCGTCAGCGATGCCGCCACGTCCAGCGTGCGCGTCGACGCCATCGTCAGGATCACCCAGCCGCTCAGCATGTCCACCACCCTGCTCACCCTTATCCCCTCCCTGTCGTGCTGATCGTCGGTCCCGAGAGCTGGTAACCCCGCCGCCTCTGTCGAAATCCGACACAGAAACAGTGAAGCCTACCTGACCCTGTTCCGTACCTGTTTGTATGCAATTGAAGATCGAACCGGACGGCCGGCGTCATGAGACCGACGGTGACAGCCTGCTCATGCCGGCGACCGACAAGGCGAGGCGCCGCTACGTGCTCGCCATCAGGCTGGTCGATTGGGAGGCGCTGATTTCGCACGTCGGCGATGCCGCCGCTGCCACGCAGGAGGTCGAATACCTCGCGATGTCGGGACAGTGGGAGATGCGACAGGGCCGCAAGGTGTGGCGCGTCCGGCGTTCCTGAGGGGCGACCCTTTCCGCCGGGCTCCGCGACGCATAGGGGACTGCCCGTGGTACAGCGTAACACCGACCGCAGGCGGCGCGGGCTCGTCGCCCGTCTGCGCCGCTGGCTATGGCTTCCGTCGTACTGCCAGGAGTGCATGCGATCGAAGCGAGAACCCGGGCCACTGTGCGCCGCGTGCCGTAACCACCCGAGCGGCGATGTACCCGACCGACCTATCGGCACGTTTCCCGTCGACCGAACAGGAGATGAGACGTGACCGATCAGCGCCCCGATGACCTGAGCTTCCCCACCGGCGAGGTGGACACGACCGGCCAGCCCCTCGACACCGAGCAGGTCATGCCGCCCCAGCAGGTGCCGATGGACGATGCGGCGGGCGGCCCGCAGGCCGATGACGACACGTTCGAGGACGACGGCGGCGCGGACAGCGACATCGCCGGCAAGGACCAGGACGACCTCGATGCCGAGGATCTGGAAGGCGATACGCGACAGCCCGGCGTCGAGTAGCGGGGCACTGGCGGGGGGCGACGCCATCACGCGACCGATCCCGCCAGCACGCCGGGCGGTGGGCCGGGAATGGCCATCCGCCGATACCGCTCCGCCGTCGCGCTGCTGACCGCCCTCGCCTCGTCCTCGCTGGCGGTCGCCGTCCGCCGCCGCCCCTCGATCCAGGCCACGGGATCCGACTTGCCCTGCGCGCTGACGATCGCCTCCCGGACCCGGCGTCGCCGTGATCCCGCCGCCATCGGGCCACCAGCGCTCGGGCCGACCGCTCGGTCAGGCCGGCGGCACGGAGCAGGGCCAGACCCGCGTCGAACAGGAGCTTGCCGGGATCTGGCGGGGACGGTGGATCAGGCTCGATCGGCGAAGCCAACGGCGCTTCGGCGCCCTTACCGATAGGTAAGGTATATGGTATCTGGAATGGGATACCCACGGCATTGCCGCGGCAATGCCGTGGCATCGTCTTTTTTCTTTCCCTTCCAACCCTTTGCGGCGTTATCGCTTTGAATGGCCTTTTTGGCTGTCACCCTATCGCGTTCAATGGCCAGTCTATTTTGCGCCCAGGTTCGGCTACGTCCGTTGCGCTTCCAGAACGCCATGACGATCGGCTTCGCCGTCGCCCACGCCTCCGGGGTCATGCGGGCGAAGCGCGCCAGCAGGGCGTCGTCATCGGGCAGGTCGCACTTCGGCCGGCGCCACGCCTCCATGAGCAGCAGCAGATATGCCCCGTGCTCAGCCGCGTTCAGGTGCCCCGTGTCGCCGAGGTAGTCGTCCGTCCACAACGGGAGATATGGCAGCCTACTCACCCTGGCCTCCGTGACTGTAGAAGTCCGCCCCGCGGACGGCGGAATGGGCGCCGAAGAACCAGCCGACGGCCTTGCCGGTCGGGCCGCTCCGGCGCTTGGGAACGAGGAACTCGATCTTGTTGCGGACCGCTTCCATGTCGGTGCGCCACTGCTCGTACTTGCCGCCGAACTGGTCCTCCGGCTCGGTACGGCGCAGGTATTCCTCCTCGCGGTAGACGAAGAGGATCACGTCGGCGTCCTGCTCGATCTGCCCGCTGTCGCGCAGGTCCGCCGGCATCGGTCGCTTGTCGGGGCGCTTCTCCACCTCGCGGCTCAGCTGCGCCACCGCCATCACCGTCAGGCCCTCGGCCTTGGCGAACTGCTTCAAGCCCTGGCTGACCTCGCCGACGTGCTCGTAAGGGGACATGCCCTTGCGGCTCGGTGTCATCAGCTGGAGGTAGTCGACGACCACCAGTTCCAGCTTCTGCCCCTTCGACGCCAGGCGCCGCTTGTGGCTCCGCGCCTGACGGATGAACTTCGACAGCGTCAGGCCGGCCGTCTCGTTGATCTCCAGCGGCAGTTCGTCCAGCCGGGCCTTGGCCTGCATGACGGCGTCGAGCTCGCGCCCCTGGACGGTGCCGTCGCGCACCCGCTCGTAGAGGACGCCGCCTTGCGGGGTGAACGTCATGTCGGCGAGCACCCGGCGCGTCAGCTCGTCCGCGCTCATCTCCAGCGAGAAGATCAGCACCCCGTGGCCGCGCATGGCGGCACCGATCCCGTAGGACGACACCAAGGACGTCTTGCCCATGCCGGGCCGTCCGCCGACCACGACGAGGTTGCCGGGCCGCAGCGTGCCCGTGACGCCGTCGAGCGATGGGATCAGGCCGCTGCGCACGCCCACGATCGGTTGGCCGAAGCTCTCGATCACCCCTTGGGCATAGGTCGCGACCGGGGCCTGCTGGACCGCGACCTGTTCGAGCAGTTCGCCGACAGCATCGTCCGCGTCCGCCAGCAGCGTCTCGGCAGAGGTATCGACGTCGTGTGCAGACGCGATCACGTCTTCCAGCCCCGCCACCAGGCGGCGGCGGCGCGACAGCATCATGATCTGGTCGAAATACGCCTTGGTGCGCGCCCGTGGCCCAGCATTCAGCGCCGCCGCCATCAGCACGGCGTAGAGGCGCGGCCAGCCTTCCTCCGCCCCGAAGAACGGCGCCAGCGTCACGGCGTCGACGTTGCTGCCCGTGGCCGACTGTTCCAGCATCCGTCCGTAGACGAGCCCGTGCAGCGGAACGGAGAAATCACCGGGCCGCAGCCGATCGGCGACGTTGTCGATCAGGCGGTTGTCGTCGATGAGATCGCCCAGCAGGCTGATCTCGGCTTCGGCGTTGTACAGCGGGGCCGGCGCCGTGGCGGAGCGCAGCTGATCGTCGAACGCGCCGCTCACTGCTCGACCCCGCGCAGTTGGTCGTTCCAGTCCTTGAAGCGCGCGTCCGGCCACATGGTGCGCACCGCGAACCCGCGTTCGGCCAGCCCCTTCGCCGCCTTCTCGATCGCCACCCGCCCCGGCTCGTCATTCTGACCCGCCAGGACGATCGAGCGCACCTTCGCCGGATACGCCACCTCCGGCATCATGGCGGTGCCCAGCACCACCCACACGCTGGCGTCGGGCAGTTCCTGCGCCAGGCTCAGACCATCCTCGGGGCCCTCGCACAGCACCACCTCGCGCGCGGCGGGGCCCAGGCGCACCGCCCCGCCCCGCACGCGGCCCAACGAGCGCTTGGGCGCCCGCATGTCCGCCTTGCGGCCGACCTCGGTCAGGAAGATGCGCTGGATCCCCGCGAACTCACCGCCCGCGTCCGTCACCAGCACCAACAGCGCCGGCAGGTCGGGCCCCGTCTGGCCGGTATCGAAGTCGCACCATGCCCACGTCCGAGCGAACCGCACCGCGGCGTCGGGCCAGGTCACGATGCTGCGCGATCGAAGGTAGGCCTCAGCCGGCGTGCCGGTGACCGGAACTGCGCGCGCCCAGATATAGGCGGCCGCGTCGACCTTGGCGTCCTTGTCGGCTTCGTCGCGGACGATGGCCTTCACGCGGGCGTTCGAGTCCGCCTGGGGCAGGTCGGCCGCACCTAGCCAGCGCAACGCGTCAGCGAAGCCCAGCTTCTCGACGTGCATCACGGCCGCGACGATGTCGCCCGTCGCCCCGCAGCCCCGGCACAGGTACACACCCTTGGCGTCGTTGACGCACAGCGAGGGCGAGCGCTCCTCGTGGAAGATGCACAGCCCCACCAGCTCGCCGCCCGACTTGCGCAGCCGGGTGGCCCGCCCGATCACGTCGGACAGGTTGTGGTGCCCCTTGGCGTCGGCGACGATGCGGCGGAACTCGGCGTCGCGCTCGGGATCGTGGCGGCGCTTCACTGCACCCACCCCCTGGCGATGATGTCGAGCCAGCGCGCGGTGACGTTGTTGACGCGGCGGATCAGCGCCTCCTGCGGCGACAGCTCGTCGTAGGTCGTCTCGCCGTCCAGTTCGGCGGCGATGATCGCGGGCAGCAGCTGCGCGATCGTCAGCGAGGCCGGGTCGTCGCCCGTGCACACCGCGCCCGCGTCCGCCCAGCGGCCACCCACCAGCCCCAACAGCGGGTCGGCGAACCGCCCTCCCCACTCCCGGCACCCGGCCAGGAAAGTCGGCAGGTCGATCGGCGACGAGGTATTGGCGTAGGCGGCCGCGCGGTCGTCCGATTTGCCCAGCACGCGTCCCATGTCCGCCCAGGTGGCGCCGTCGTCGCCCCGGATGGCGGTCAGGATCGCGTTCTGCGCCTCGACCGCGCGCGACGCGGAGAAGGTGCGCCGGGGCGCGTGGATGTGCGGTGCGCTCATGCGGCACTCCCGATGGCATGACGAAGGACAGGAAAGCCCGCGCGCAGGGGCGCGTGACCGTGGTGGCGCTGGCCAACCTGATCGCCGCGCTCGCGCACACGATGCGCACCGCCGAGGTGCCCCCCGCGGTCACGCACGAGTTCCTGGATCGGTTGGAGGATCTGAACCAGCTGACGCTGCACGGCATGCCGCTGACGGTGCTGGCCGACGTGGTGGACATCGTCCGCCGTACGGTGCCGACGAATGATTGAGGCGGCCGCGGATGATTGGGGTTGGTCCGCGGCCGCCGTGCCCGCCCGTGGGATTGCAGGCAGAGGGGTTGCGGCCTGCCGGGCGGGACGATCACGAAGGGACCATATCGGCCGCACACCGTCAACGCTTGGTCCGCTAGCGGACATCGCAGGCGGAAAGGCCCCCGAACCGACCGAAGCCGGTTCGGGGGCAGGCATGGCGCAACCCTCGCGGTGGGGCGCAACCTGGAGAAGCCACGCGCCGCGTGCTGCGGGAGCACGGGCGGCGCGATGGCGGGGCGCGCCTATTTCATCTCGCACCCGGTCGCTAACCCCCCCGTTCGGGTACGCGTCCGATTTCGACACGACGGCGACGATCTGGCCGGGGCGCCTGGCCCCGCGTTCCGCGGATGCCTCGCAGGCCCGATCAGCGGACTGTACGAAACCGGACGTTGCCTGTGCGACCACCGCCTGGGCGTCCATCACCGCGATATGCCCCGTTTGGGTATGGCGGCAAGTCGAGGCGACCTTATGGACTGGACACCAGTACCGCCCGAGGATCAGCGAATGTCGCTCAACGACGCCACGGCCAGTGTCGTCCATCACGTCTTTGCGCGACTTGTCGAGCAGGGCTTCCTGCCGCGACAGATGTTCGTCGACATTGCCGCCGCGTACGATGACGTGGCGGACGAAGCGCTGTGCCCCGAAGACCGGACGACCGCCGTGCAGGTCGCGGACGTCGCCCGCCTCATCATGGGACTGGCGGAGGAACTGGTGGTGGAGCCAGTCCTGCGCGTCGTGCAACCGGAACGGCCGCTCGAAGCGGACTAGGTGTTTAGTCCCGGCATCTGGTGGATCGGGTTTACGATGAACCGGTCCGGCTCTGACGTCCAGATC